AATAGATGGAGCTCAAGATTTAGGTGATAAGGTAGTTAATATAGATAATAGATTAGCTGATTTGGTGAGAGCAAAAAGACGAGGAGTACCAAAGGAAGATATAAAATCGGAAGTAGATGAAACTACAAAAGAAATTGCCCCAATTGCAAAAGCAGTTAAAAAAATAAATAATATAATAAGTAAAATTAAAAAGGCTATCAAGTTAGCTAAAAAGGTAATTAAAGTTCAAAAATTATTGGCTCTTATAGGACCAGGAGCAGCAACTGGAGCGGCATTAATGTTAAGAGAAATTGCTCAAAATAAATTAAATAAAGTAAAAGAAGTTCCAAAACGCGCCGGCGGAGACCTTAAAGCTATTGGCAAAAGATTAAAAAGTATAGAAAAAAGTTTAAAAGAATTAGCGAAATAAAAAGGAGATTAAAAAATGGCCACATTAACAAAAAATGACTTGGTTAAGTTAATAGCAGAGATAGCTCGTAGAGAAATCAAAAAAGAAATAAATAGGATATTTATTAACGAAGATAAATCTATTGAATTGAAGAAAGTTGTTCCTACGAAATCTTTAAAGAAAAAAGTTACAAAACCCAAAAAGAAAAAGGAAGTATTTTATACTGGAAATCAAGCTTTGAATGAAATATTAAATGAGACTGAAGGTGGAGTTCCACAGGGAGATGGAACTGAACCTTATCCAACGTTGGGTGGCGGAACATTTACATCGGATAGAATGGCAGAACTTGTTGGATATGGAAATGAGGTAGGTGGTAATGATGAAAGAAAAAGAGAAGTTGCTGCAGTATCAACCATTAAGGATATGGGAAAATCAGTAGATGATGTATCAGAAGAAGTTGTTGATGCATTAACACGAGATTATAGTGGTTTGATGAAAGTAATAAATAAAAAGGATAATGTAAAAGGAAACAATGCCTAAGAGTGCAAGAGAAAAAGATTTAGATCCCGATACCTTTATAGGAATTGGTTTGCCTCTTGGATATAGTTCTAAAGGATTTTTTAAACAAACCAAAACTTCTTTAGAACAGGCAGGACATAACATCAGAAACTTATTGTTGACTATACCTGGAGAGAGAGTAAATCAACCAGAATTTGGTTCAAGATTACATCATCTTTTATTTGAACAAGTAGATGATGATTTTGTAGATGAAGTGGAAACGGCAATTAGAGATTCGATAGAACAGTGGTTGCCATATATTACTCTTGACAGTATAGAAATACAAGAACCTGATGTATATGATGCTCAAACAAAGAATGAAGCCCATATTAAACTAAGATTTGGTTTGGCGTTTGAGCCAGATCGACTTGAAGAATTAACGTTTATATTGCCAGTAGGATTTTAGGAGAATTTGAATGCCAGCAAAGAATATCAGTAAGGAAGTAAGATACTTAAATAAAGATTTTCAAACATTTAGAAATGATTTGATTGAATTTGCTAAGATATATTTCCCAAATACATATAATGATTTTAATGAATCATCTCCTGGTATGATGTTTATTGAAATGGCATCATATGTAGGAGACGTTCTTTCATATTATATAGATAATCAATTTAAAGAATCAATGTTGGCATATTCCGAAGAAAGAACTTCTATATTTAAAATCGCTCAATCTCTTGGATATAAACCAAGATTATCAGCTCCAGCATNAGCGGTAATTGATGTATTTCAAACAGTTCCAGCTACTGGAACAGGAGTAAATGTTAAACCAGATTTGGATTATGGGTTGAAGATACCAGAAGGAATGTTAGTTCAGGGTTCATCAACTGGAGTTACATTTAGAACAACTGAAGATATTACTTTTAAGTATTCAGGCTCTTTTAGTCCAATGACAGTTGAAATTTTTGATTATGCTGCAGGTCTTCCAACTACATACTTGTTACAAAAAAGTGTGAGAGTAGTTAGTGGAAATGTAACTAGTGAAACATTTGTATTTGCATCTGCAGAACAATATGATAGGATAATTCTTGGTAATGAGAATGTTTTAGAAGTTATAAGTGTCACTGATAGTGATAATAATAAGTGGTATGAAGTTCCATTTTTAGCACAAGATACAATTTATGCAGATGTAGAAAATTCTGCAAAAGAAGATACGGATTTAGCACAATATGGTAGTGATGTTCCATATCTTTTAAAACTTGTTAAGACACCACGAAGATTTACAACTTATACCAGGGGTGATAATAGAACAGAATTAAGATTTGGAGCAGGCACATCTGCTAACGCTGACGAAGAAATAATTCCAAATCCAACGGAAGTAGGTTCTAATCTACCAGGAAGTCCAACAAAATTGAATGAATTTTTCGATCCAACCAATTTTTTAAAAACAGAGGCTTACGGACAATCACCATCCAATACAACTTTAACTGTAAAGTATTCTTATGGTGGCGGCGTTGTAGATAATGTTCCACAGGGAGATATAGTAAATGTAACATCTATAAGTTATGATATAGATACGGATGGTCTTGATACAACTAAAGTTCAAACTGCTAAAGATTCAATTGGAGTAACTAATCCAATTCCTGCTACGGGAGGTAGAGGAATAGAAACTAATATAGAAATTAGAACAAATGCACTTGCTTACTTTCAGGCACAAGGTAGAGCAGTTACTAAGGAAGATTATATTCTTAGAGCTTATACATTACCAGCGAAGTATGGAAATATAGCAAAAGTTTATTTTGTACCAGATGAACAGTTAGAATTTTCAACAGTAAATGTTGGAGGTAAAAACAGAGCAGTTACGCAAGAAGATATGGGAAAACCACTTGGTCAAATAACCACAAGGATTCCAAATCCATTAGCTTTGAATATGTATGTAATTGGGTATGATTCCAGCACAAAATTGACGAGGTTAAATACTGCAGTAAAAGAAAATCTTAGAAATTATATAAATCAATTTAGAATGATAACTGATTCTATTAATATTAAAGATGCTTGGATTATTAATGTTGGAGTTAAATTTACTGCTATGGTAATGAGAGGATATAATAAGCATGAAGTTATATTAAAATGTATAAATGAAGTAAAGAACTATTTTGATATTGAAAAGAGGCAAATAAATCAGCCCATAATGGTAGCAGAAATAGCAAATAGACTTTATCAAGTAGAAGGAGTTGCTTCTATTGTTCCACCAGTTGATGATAATCCAAATAGTTTGCCTGTAATAATAACAAACAAATGGAAAAAGGCAGATGGATATTCAGGAAATATGTATGATATGGAATCTGCTACAAAGAATGGAGTAATATATCCATCAATGGACCCGAGTATTTTTGAAATTAAATATCCCAATAATGATATAGAGGGAAGAGCAATCGGCGATGCCGATGTAACCCCTAGATAATAGGAGTGATGTAAATGCACTATTTTGAATTCGCACAAAAGGATGCTACACTTTACGAAGGAACAGTAACACAGAGTCAAAATACTGGTCTTGATGAAATCATTGAAGTTTCTAAACACATGAATGATACAGCAACCATTGTAAATGCATCTCGTATTTTGATTAAATTTAACTTGACTACAATTTCAGAATCAATTCAGAATAGTACAATTCCAGCAAACACTACAGGTGTTAATAAAACAAAATATTATTTGAATTTATATGATGCCGCATCATCTGAATTAACTGCTAATGATCTTTTATATGCATATCCAGTCAGTCAGAGTTGGACTATGGGGGAAGGTAAGTTTTATGATAGTCCAAAAACTACTGAAGGAGTTAGTTGGAGATATAGAACAGGAGAAACAACTGGAGACCAATGGGTAAGTGGTTCTAACAGTACAGGTGGAACTTGGTATAGTGGAAGTGGATTTCAGGCATCACAGTCCTTTGACCATGAAACAACTGATATGAGAATGGATGTTACTGATATTGTAAACCATTGGATAAAGTCAAGTTCAGCTTATCCAAACGAAGGATTTATAGTTAAGAGGAGTGGTAGTATTGGAAATACAGATACATCAACTTCAGAAGGAAATTCAACTCGTTTGGGACATTTTAAATTCTTTTCAAGAGAAACACACACAGTTTATCCCCCGAAACTTGAAGTTATGTGGGATGATTCTAAATGGGTTACTGGATCATTAACAGCTTCTCTTTCTTCAGCAAACGTAGAAGATATGGTTCTTTATATGAAAGGTTTAAGACCAGAGTACAAAGAAAATTCTAAAGTGAGATTTAGATTAGTAGGTAGAGAAAGATATCCTACAAAAACATTTTCCACTACGTCAGATAATTTGGTTGTTAAAGCATTACCAAGTGCAAGTTCTTTTTATTCAGTACGAGACGCTTTAACAGAAGATACAATAGTTCCATTTGGAAGTGGTTCAAGACTTAGTTGTGATTCAAGTGGTAATTATTTTAATTTTTGGATGAATGGATTACAACCAGAAAGGTATTATAAAATTACATATAGAGTACAAAGTGGTAGTGGAACTACAGACGAAACAGATCAATATTTTGATGAGGATTTTGAATTTAAAGTGGTGAGATAAAATGCCGTATACACTAGAAGAACTCAAAAAAAATGCATATTGGAAACAACTTCATATAGCCGATGAAATAGAATATGAACGTAAGCTTACTAGGGCAAGAGAAAAGATGGCAAGTCTTGCTTCAGCAGATGCAGTGCCAACAACAAGGGACGAGTTTGGAGCTATGTTGTCCTATGAAGATGTTAATACAAAGGAAGCACTTGAAGATCCTACCCAAACCGTTGCTGCTCCCAATCAAAAAGTAATTTATAGAAGAGATTCGGTAGATAATATCATAAAAAGACAAATTACAGAACTTGTAAGTTAAAATATGCCAATAGAAATAAAAGAAAAAGATAGCAAACTTTTAGGATTTGGTGGAGTTAGAGAAGCTGGAGTTTCTGGCTATGAATTCCCCACTTTTGGATCAGACCTAAATGATTTTGTAGAATTTAATGTCTATGATATGGATGGTACATATCTTAATACTGGGATTACATCCGATTTTGAAGTTAAAAATAAAGAAATAGTTTTAAAACCAGGTAAGGATTTAAGAAGTCTTGATTATAGGAGTGGTAAATATAAAGTTAAATATTATTTCTTCAGACGGCTGGGAGGATCAGATTCAGATGTTTTATTGGATGGTGAAGGAAAAGTTTATTCTGGCAAGAACTGGGTTGATGAAGATGGTAGAACTTTTGCTGGAGAAAAAGCAGCTGCAGATCGTGGTAAAGAATTATTTTCAAAAGAGAACAGATATTATATAGATAAAATTTCCTCTTCAAGAACTGAAGTTCGTTTAGTCCCCACTATCATCAATGATGAAACTTATAAAAGAGAATTTTTTGAGTTA